TGATTGTACTATTATTCTTACCGGAAGTACCAAATCAAAAGTAATCTCGATAAATGGAGCGAGAACAAAGATACATAATGTTATTATTGATGGTAATGATTATACATATAATGCTATTTATAGCGGAGTTGCTTATGAGGAAATTTCCATACAAGATGTTACAATTAAAGAATTTAACTGTGCTTCTGGTGGTGGGACATGTGTAACTATAACAGCTCCAGGAAACGGATGTATTTTTAGAAATATTAATATTACTGAACTTGCTTCCGGGACGCCTAGCGAGTACGTATGCAGTTTTGGAACGCCGTCAGGCTATGGCGTGGTTTACGATAATATTAGGATAGATGGAAATGATAGTTGTAATTCAGCAATTTTTGGCAGTTCGATATCATATCCGATTAATGTTAGCAATTGTACGTTTTTGAATATATCGTCTTCTTATCAAGTGCAGATGGGACAAGGTGCTCAAGTATCTAATATCGTATGCAGTAATATAGCGACTCTTAATCTTGGTGCGTACGCGTCTGCACGTGGAGTAAAGATGGTAAATAGCTGTGGACGTATTTACGGTTCGACGTGGGTCGGTCTACATGATTTTTATATGTCTTCTGGTTCTGGTGAGTTTACGTATGAAATCCAACTGGGAACATTTTGCGATGTATCTCATGGACTTGTAGACGGAGATTATTATCAGCCGGGACCGCAAGGTTCCTGTAGCCGTGTGTACGTCACAGGAAATATGTATTTGTATAATACCGTAAGGTGGCGTGAAGTTACTTGTGATGGGACTTTTTATGTTGATACGGGAGGAGTTACTTCTTATGCAGATACTTATGTAGCTCCTTATTATTATAGCCCTTCTTATGACCGGTTTCGCAATAATCTCAGGATGAGCTCATCTGCATATGCAAGTGAGAGTGTTGGGAGTATTTCATGGAGCCCGCTTAGATTCAGGGGGAATGTCCTGCGCACTGATTTTGGTCTAAGTGACAATTCTTGGACGTCGGTAGGAAATACGGGAAATCGGTTGGGAGTCAGGGTAGAGGCCGGAGTAACCTATATTATAGAGTATTTTATTCTCGTAGTAGGTAGGCCGGGAACCTCAACAGGAATCATTCAGCTCAGGTTTAACTTTCCGAGCATGGAAACAGACAGTTTTGGGGGTATTTATGGGTTTACTGAGGAGCATAACCTTGATGTTTCGGTCGGCAGTGATTATTTTGGTGGCCCAGGAGCTTATAGGACGACAGCATCGGTTGGTGGTTATAAGAGTTGGGGGCTTAATGCTTTGACCGGGCAAGATATATGGGTGCGGTCTTCTGGAAACGATAGCACTGCGGGAGTCACTGGCACGGTAACTTTTCACACACAGATAGGTACATTGAGCACATCATACTATTATTTTTTCCCAATGCATGTATGGTTGATGTACGAGTGTGGAGATGTAGAGGGTTGGTTTTACCCGGATATTCTAATGAATTGGGGTGGTACTCAGGCAGTGGTTAAGCAGAATTCTTATGTGAGGATGTCAGCCGGAGCCGCAGAGACCCTGTCCTCCATAGAGACCCAATAGAGGATTAGTATATGAATAATTATAGTGATGTAACTTTGACAATTGACGACCTTACTTCAGATTTGACAGATGGTGGGTTTTATCGGGATGAGCGCGGGTCAACGTTTACTAATTGCGTTTTCCAAAATACTGCTGGCGATGCTATGATTGAGCATGTTGATTTTTCATATGCTTTGTTTACCAACTGTACATGGAGCAACCCTGTTAAAGATTGTTTATTCGTATCTGCTGAAGGAGCGGTTCCGGGGATATGTAATGTCGTGTTCGATTCAGCTCCTCCTGATAAATGGCTCCCGGCAGATGACATTAACACTATTCTCAGGGGTACGGGGGAAGAAACTGAGTGGGATTTTGCCCGTATTGATGAGACTGCTGTTCGAAATGCTTTTGAGAACACCCCTATAAATATGGATGACGAGAATCCAGAATATCTTACAGCAGATGATTATACATTGACTATGGGGAAAGCTCATTATGATTGCCCGATATATGCTGGGGAAGTTTCGAGAACTGAGTGGTTAGCTGTGGCTACATTTGAAATATCTACAGATGCTATTGATTCATACCAGCCTTACGATGGTATTCCAGATATTCCAGCGAACGGGACAAGCTCATGTACAATTACCGTTACTGCAAAAGACCGCGCAGGAGATACCAAAGATGATGATACGACAGTAGTCGTATTTAAGACAACCAGGGGAAGCTTAAGTTCGTTACAGGTTACGATGACTGATGGAGTAGCCGAAACAGATTTAACGTCAGTTACAGAAACGACTATCGCTACTGTTACAGCAGAGATAGAAGGAGAGGAGCCGCTGACTATTGATATTCAGTTTGCTCCTACGACATAATGCAATTGATTGCAAAGTGAGGATAGATAATGGCACGAGTTAAAGTATTCGGAACCGCTTGGTTTGAGGGGGCTAATAACGTAATGACTACGCTCGCTGGAGCTGATGTCAATGCGTACGAAGCCGGAACCACGACACCTGTTGATATGTATGCAAATCAGACGGGCGGTTCACCTATCGGTTCACTTCAGACATTGCTCAACGGGTATTATGAGTTTTGGGTCGAATACAAAGGAGCATTGAAAGTATATATTGATAAGCTCGGGTTTGACCCGATTGAGCGGGATTTTGTATATATTGGGCATGGCGATGACGGAAGCATCAAAGACCACGAGGATGTAAGCAGCACGATTGTACCGAATGACGGAGAGGTTCTGATTTATAATGATACTGAAGGAGAGTATCGTCCTGGACCGATGTCTGCCAGCGGAGTAGTTGTGTGGGATGCTGTGATTGATACGGAAAACGATGCCGACCCTGAAGGTGACTTCATTACTGCGATGCAGGATGCCACAAAGAGAACTATTGCCGTAATCGGAACGAATGACCTGACGTTTGACCATATAACGACAAGTGCGTACATGTATATCACTAATGTTGCTGATAAATATGTATGGTTTGAATACGGGATTAAAATTAATGTCGATTTTACCGCAGTTGGACCAATGGCCCCACAGGAGCAGGGATTCTTCAGGATTCAGCCCGGAGCTAATATAGATGATTATGACTGGAAGTTCGAGAATATGTACATCTCCATTGATAATGGAGCTGGTGAAGGGGGATTTTTCTCGTTCGGACAGTATATGGGGTCTTCGTATAATTGGCTGTCATCTATTGATTTTACCAACTGTATTTTTGAAGTTAACAGCAGTAATATAACTAACCCCGTGTTTATTGAAGTGATGCCTTCTGGAAATTATATTGACGGGATATTCCTGAATAAAGTCATTTTTGATGGCTGGTATAACATGGTCATTGATGACGATGCTGACGATGGAAAGGGAGTGTTCTGGATTAATTCTGTCCACACTCATTTTTGGAACAGCCGCGATGCTGGTTCTACGAACTGGTGGAAGAAATTTAACAATGCATATCAGGTTACCGGTGGATTTAATTCGCTGGTTCCGAAAGGAAGCTCGCCTCATTCATACCTTGATGCCGATACGCTTGACGGATACCATGCTTCTGACTTGATGGGAAGTGCGCCGTCTGCTGACAACGTATCATATACGAATGTAAGCGGAGGAGTTGATAATCATATTTCTGGTTCCGATGTTGATACTATTTTGTCGGAATTGAGTGCCGCTGTAGACGGAGTCAGTCAGTATGTAATGTATCCCGGAGATAGTAATTCTGAACTTGACGCGATAATTACTGACATCGGCGGGAGCGGTCAGGCGAAGATTACATTCATGCCTGGAGCATACTCATTTACAACTAAAGGGGCGGGGAATGATTTTGATTTTGGAGCTGCCGATGTAACGATTGAAGGTTATGGCGAAGCTACTCAAATAAGTATAACCGGGACGACGTACACTGGTTCGTGGATGAAGACTACAGGAAAGCTTGCCGTCAACGACATGTACGTGAACGCTTTAGGGAAAAAGACTTATATATTTGATGGCGGGACTGTTTCGCGCTTCACCAGACTGAGACTGTCTCTTGGGACAATATTAGCGACGACGTATACGTTTATGAGCGACTGCTATATGCCGAGCAGTAATGTCAGTTTTGGGAATTATGCTAATATTTCCAACTGTCAGTTTACCGGTTCTGGAATTACGAACGTAGTCGGAGCAGCAGCAGTACTTACTGGGATATATAATCTCAGTTCTAATTGGACGGTAGGCGGTAATGGCGTAATGCATATGGACGGAACTGCCGGAGTGATGAATTTTTCATCATCGTGTGAGTTTCATCTTAATGGTTCGCTTTTGAATACAGCGAGCATTACATTAGGGAGTGAATCTATATTCTATCCGGGACAGGTATATATTTCGATGTCATATAGTTCCGGGAATCCGATGATAATTCTTAATGATAACGCCAGTATCCAAGGTGGAGTCATTAGAATGCCGATAGACCCCGGACAGACTGTGATGGATTTGATTCAAGTATACAGTTCTACAGGAAATTCAGCGTGGAATATTAACGGAGTTACTTTTCTACCGAAGCTGTATGATAGTAATTGGGATGTTATCGGAGGAGCTTCTACGCTTACATTCATAAAGTATAGCGGTGCCGGAGGAAAAGTGTACATGTCCGATTGTATTATCCGTTTCGATGCGAACGGTTTTGATATAATGGACGATAACAGTAAGATACGTCTGAGCGATTCGGGAGCGTACGTGCACCTGAATAATTTAGCTTATGAGTTTTTCCGTTCAGGCGGGCCGCTTACTTTTACTGCGTTGAATCTCAGAGCCGAATTTTCAGCAGCATCGTTCAGAGGATGTACTTTAGTCGGGCATCAGCCTGATTTTCAAATATATGCGACGACTGCCTTGGATTGCCAGGTGTCGGGAAGTAGAATAATATGCAATTCATTAACCCTTTCAAATAGGAGCCAAGTAACAGGGAGCCAGATAGAAGGAAATATTGGAGTACTTACATCAGGAGCAGATACGATTGTGAACGGATGTCACGTAACTGGAAGTATTAGTGGAAGTGTTGAAATCAATGCGAACAACACTTCTTGATGAGCGTTTTATAGTGGAACGCGATTTTGTAACCGCCACTTTTTTCATAAGGAGATAGAACATGCCTAAGTGGTGCGATGATGGAGAAAACATGGTAGCTGACACCATTTTCGGAACCCTGTCCCCCGTAGACCCGCTCTACATCGGACTGTACGAAAACGGAACGGAGCCTGCTGAGGATGATGGGCTCAGCGACCTTACGGAGCAGAGCGGTGACGGGTACGCCCGTATACAGCTCGACCGTGGAAGCTGGACTATCACTGACGATACGGCTGAGTACGCGCAGGTTACTTTTACTGCTGCGGGAGCAGCGTGGGGTAACCAGTATGGGTATTTTATTACTGATGCTGCGAGCGGCACGACCGGAAGGTTGGTAGCTGTTGAGCATTTCAGTGACGGACCGTACAATGTGGGCGATGGCGATAGCGTCAAAATCACCCCCAAGGTGACCGTTAGCTAAGCAGTTTTCGTGGGGGTGGGGGTTATTCCCCACCCCTGCATCTGACTGAGGAGAATTTTTAATGGCAAATAGGAAAAAGATATTCGGTATTGCTACCGAAGAAGGTACTGATAATACCCTTGTTATATTTGACGGGGCTACGGTAAGTGCGTACCAAGCCGGGACCTCGACGCCTATCAATCAGTACGCTACCGAAGGTGCTGCGTCTCCTTCGACAATTTTGACGGACGACCAGGGCGAGTATGAGTTCTGGATTGATATAGATGAAGATGCTGACCGCATTAAAATTGAAATTACCAAATCCGGACATACGTCTATTGTTATTGATGACATATTCATCGCCGTGCCGTATATTCAGGATGGCGGAGACATTTATTACAAGGATAATTCCAGGGGGGATAAGTGGTTATCGCTTCATCAGGTATTTGTTAACGGCGCTCGAAATAATAATAGCGTCACGGACATATATTTAAGTCTTTACGACAGGGGTCCCAGTAACCTGATTCCGTACGTACTTCCTTTTGATGCGACACTTGTAGGGATGACTTTGTCGTGTACCAGCAACACCGTATCGTGGACAGGAGAAGTACGTAAGAATGGAGTAGCTGCTGTTGAAGATTCGCTGTCAATAGCTAATCAATATACGAATTATGATTTCACAAAGAATACGGATTTTGATGCGGGAGACCGTATAGAAATTTATATGAACGGAACCAGCATACCACGTCCGTCCGTGGGGCTGTATTTCCGTAGGAGGAAGACATAATGCCTGCACCTACACCTGATAACCAGTATAAAATAACTACTACAGGAACGCTGAGTCCTGTTGTGTTTGATGACCTCGGAGCCAGGAGCTTCGTCCACCCTACTGTTGATTATGACCTGCTGCAAGAATTTACGGAGCAGGAGATATATGAATCTGCTGATGTGCAGGACGCTATAGGGTCGGGACACATTACTGTTGAAGATAAGTACGGAAATCCCATAACAGACCCGCCAGCACAGATGAACAAAGAAACGTATGACTCTAACGATGATGGAATACCTGATAGTGCCGCTACTGTTGACGACGGTGTGGGCAATGCATCTACTGCTGCTGAAGTCAAAGACGCAGTTGACCGCGTACATGACCAAGTTCACGATATTGACGGCTCTGACCATAATGGGGTGTCAGGGGCGACTGAAGATAACCTTGTATCTTTTGATGCTAACGGGCGCCCGAAGGATAGTGGTTATGACGTAGGGGATTTTGACCCTGCCGGAGAAGCTGCTAATGAAGTTGGCGCCCATGAGACTACTTATGACCACAGTACTTATGATACAGCATATACGCATAGTCAGACTACGACAGGAAATCCACATAACTTAGACCCTGCCGATGTTGGAGCCGAGCCTGCTGATTCTACTATAATGAAAGAAGGGGAAAATGTAAGCCTTCTTAATAATGATGCTGATTACCAGTCGGGTTCGGAAGTCGATTCATCTATATCTACTCATGCTGGTGATGCTAATGCGCATCATAACGAATTGCACTCGATTGCAAGCCATAATGATACGTCAGCTACTGGCGCGGAACTCGACACACTTACTGATGGAAGCAATGCTGATTCATTGCATGACCATACAGAAGCTTCTGTAACTGTTACTCATGCATCTACTACTGGGCAGACTGCGAATGACCATCATAATCAATCTCATGTTCTTGCTACAGAGACAGCTTTAGGACCTGACCATACTATCTCAGGAGCAACCGCAGGAGATGTATTGAGAGCGTCTGGAGCTACCGCAGCTAATTTCCAAGCATTGAATCATGCAGATTTAGCTAATAAAGATGCTGAGACTGATATTAAACATGTAACCGATGATGAAAAGGATGCACTCGATAATGCCCCAAATTCTCTAACTGAAGCAAACCCTGTAGTAGACTACAGCTTTATAGCAGGGGCCATGAAGGGATTCATCCATAATCTCCTAATGTCAATGAATGATTCCAACCCCGATTATCAGGTAGATATTGGAGCTGGAAGATGTGTTTCAGATGATGGAACAGATTTTATTGTTTCAGATTCAGATATAACAGTAGATATAACAGCGTCCGGTGTTAATGGACTTGATACGGGTTCGGAGTCATCCAGCACATGGTATGCTGTGTGGATAATAAAAAATCCGACTAACGGAAATGTTCGAGGGCTTCTTTCAGAGTCTTTTACATCTCCGACCTTACCCTCGGGATACACGAAGAAAAGAAGGATAGGGTCAATCTATAATGATTCTGGTTCAGATTTCTTTCCTGGCAGGTATGAAGGCTCAGGTTCAAGAAGGTACTGGATATGGGATGATGATATTCTTGTGCTTTCAGGAGGAAGCTCGACTTCTTATACAGATGTCGATGCGTCAGATTCAGCTCCCCCATCAAGCAGATTACTGTATGTACGCCTTAATATGGATGGAACAAGTTTCGCACAATTCACTTTCAGAGAAAATGGAAATACAGCGGCAATTCCAGACAGAGAGTACGCCTATGTTGATATTGGGGGTCATATTTTCATTCCCGTAGATGAGAATCAGATATTTGAGTATTATGTGACGTCTGGAGATGATGCTGAAGTCCGAGTACAAGGCTACTGGGAGGATTTATAAAATGAACGTAGTAATAGATAAGGATACGAATCAAGT